TGTTGAACTTAAAGCCACACATTCAATAGTTGCATGTGTTACACCACCAGTTGTAGATCCATTTAATGTGATCGTATCTGATGTTGCAGCTGTCATGAAACCTTCCATGTTATCTGTAGTGTCAGTATCAACAATAGTTGCCATACCTGTCATGATGTCATTTGCATTCGCAACTTTAACAATTAAACTTCCTGTTTTAGTGATAGAACTTACAATAGTAAATTTTGCACCAATGTTGTTAGCATTGTTATAGTCTTGTGGACCTGCAACCGCAGAGTCTGCGTTAGCGTTTAGTGCTGGTAATGTATAAGTTACTGCTCCAGCAGCATCATTGTGAACAATTTTTCCTGCATGTGCAGCAACTGTTAATGAAGTGTTAGAATCAGCATCTACAACGTTACCTGGGCCTGTGTTGTAAAATCCATTTTTAGATATTACCGGACCCGAAAATGTAGTGTTTGCCATAATATTCTCCTTTGTGTATAGCCTTCGTTATGTAGTCTCTATACCGTCTGCCTAGCCAGTCTACACAACAAATTAATTTTTCTAGGTGTTTATATTATACATAAAAAAAGGGGCGATGTGAACACCGCCCCTTTTATGAAATACTAGTTAGTATTTATTAGCTAGTTGGTAAATTTCCGTTACCAAAAATACATCTTGGATCAGAAAATCCAAAAGAGTATCTTTCTCTAGCTTTAAATCTTACGTTACCAGTATCGAAGTCACCTTCAATCGCAGTCTTAATTGGTGATCTAACGAAGTGTTTTAATCCGTTAGGTATATCAGTCAATAAGAAGAATGAATCAGTGTCAGTTAAAAAGTTATTAACTCTGTAACCTTCTGGAACCATTCCCATTGATGCGATTGCGTTGATGTCGTTATCAGCAGTTCCGACTCTTTGAGGTGATTTCATCAATCTCTCAGCAGTAAATTGTAATTCTTTTGGAATTATCATTTTTCTACCTTGAGCTGCGATTTTTAAACCTCTTTCGTCTACAAAACCAGCGATATCGATTAACGCTTGCTCTAGTGAAGTTTCGTTTAAGTCTGCAGCAGTTGCAAGAACGTTTGAGAAAGTACCACCAGTAGCTAGTGGGTGTAGAGCATTAATTAATGATACTCCGTCACCACCTGTTACAGTAGTAACTTGCGCTTGGTTCAATACGTTTGCAGCTTTAACTTGCTTCGTATTCGACATAGATCTTGCAAGAGCTCTTGTGTATCTTGCAGCTAATCTGTCGTATAGGTTGTCTTCGATTGCTTCCTCAGTGATAGAGAATGCTAANGCGATTGTTTCGTGGTTGTATCTACTTGTGAAAGTTTCACCCGCAGTNTCAAACACTACTCCAGCACCTTCTTGTTTAGTTGGTGCAGAAGCAAAACCGCTTAACATTACTTCCTCTTCGAAAGCTCTGTCAGAAGTTTCAGTTACGAAAATTTCAGCATGCTGATTCTCGTACCTGTTATATTCCAGGCCAAATAGTGCATTTAAACCTGGCTCTAGTTCTTTAACTAGTTGTGATCGTGATATAGCCATAATTTATTTCTCCTATTATACGCCCGTACCACTTCTATAGAAGTGATTGTTGATTCTAACAAGAATATTAGCATTAGCGACAGTAGTATCCGAATTGTCTGGATCCTGTGAAATGTCGATTGCTTGTACAGCAAATGTGCTAGCAGTACCTGTAGCTGACACATCTAATTGTACTTTTGATAGTCCTGTTTGTGTTACACCTGTTGTGTTTGTTACCGAATAGTTCGTGTACAAACCTGCTCTNGTAAAAGCCGAATCAGCGTCTACAAGAAATACAGCATCAGGATCATCAACAACAAACGCTGTAATATCGCTTGCTGCAACTGAACCTGGGTAGTAGTTCTTGTAAGTTGGCTTTTGAGTAGTTGGATCTGTATAAAAACATCCGTTAAAAACACCCAGAATAGCAGTTGCACTACCAGCAGAGTGTCTGTCAATNTTTCCAGTGCCTAATGGAATAACCATGTCCCCTTGGAAAATTGCAGTTGTGTGTCCACTTGCAATAGTGTATCTGTTCTGAGCTCCAACTAATGGTGTACCGTCTAGTTTTCTGTACGGTCTTAGACCGAACTTTTCACTTACGTTTGCCATGTTTGTTCTCCTTTTAACAGTTTATTTTAAAGACCCGGTAGGTATTGCAAAAAGTTATTTTTTACGTCCACCACCAAAGGTCACTCTGGACTGTCTATCAATATTGATAGGCATATCCGGGTGCTGTTCCTTCATAAGATCGTTGTCAACCGCGTTCATTCTGTCTTGAGTAACTTTATTAAAGTACTCAGCGCGTGCAACCAAAATCTCTTCTGGTATCCTTGCCAGCACAAGGCCCCCAATTCCTATACACCCCTGATATTTACCTTCGGTATAGAAAGGATATTTGTTTGTGCCGATCTCGTTTTCAACTTGTTCGACTTTTACAAAATCCCAACCTTCCCTAAGCTTCTTAGATACATTAGCTGTATCTTCAAAACCTTGAATGGTAGTACGTATCCATCTATGGGCGTAACCATTCGGTGCAGGTGGCGCATCCAAACTGGATGGTGGAGTCCAAGTTTTTTTAGCTTCTTTTGAAGCTTTAGTCTCTGACTCCCGTGAAGTTCTCTTAATTGTATCCATAACTATTTTTCCTCCTTCACGTATCTAGCGTATTCCTCTAGTGGCACCCCTAATCTTTTAGCAATAGCTACCTGTGACTTGGTGAGTTTCACAGTTCTGCGTCCTTGTTGACTACGACCAGCCGAGGCAACCGTTTGGACGGGTTTCGGTTTCTCTTTTTTAGGCTCGTCCTTAGTGTCATCAAAACTTTCAGGAAAATATTTCCTTAGTCTTGAATTAACTTCATTATAGTACTCTTCACTATCAACTTCAATACCCTCTTGAGCAATATTGTTGTGTATAGTAATAGCAGCATTAGTCATGACTTCATCATTCCCGAACCACGGATTATCTTCCGCCCATTTCTTAGCTTTAGGCGTTATTTGTGGTGCAGATTGCGAAGATTCAGCTGTGTTTGAGGTATCAGCTTGTACGTTTTGTTGTTGTTTATTTTGCTCTTCTTCTAGTCTTTTCTGTTCTTCACGATTAGCTATTTCTAATCTAGCTTTTTCTTTTTCAACAGATAACTGAGTTAGCTTATCATTTGCTTCCATAATCTTAGAAGCATCTTGACTCTCAATTGCTTGTTGAAGAGCGACTTTGACTTGTTCTCTTTGAGCATCTACTCTAGCATCTAATTCTTTTAGATACTGCTCATCAGTAGACTTAAACTTTTTGAGACTTGAGTCAAATTTCTTTTGTATACCTTGAGCGTATTCTAAAGCTGCCTTTTCTCTTCTTTCAGCTTCTTTCTTTTGAAAGACAAGTTTATCAATTCTCTTTTGATAATCTCTTCTAGATTCATTAAGGTTTGGTTTTTCTTCATCAACAGTTTCTTCTTTAGCTTCTTTAGATTCTTCTTCTTTTTCTTCAGAAATTTCTATTGAAGGTTTATCTGATTTTTCTTCTGTTGATTTAGAATGATCAGTGTAGCCTAAATCGACTTCACCAACATTTAAATTTGGACTGTCTTCTTTTTTAGAGTCTTCTTTTACTTCGATGCTCTCTTCTTTAACATCATCTGTATCTAACTCTACTTCTCGTTCCTTAGCTAGTAATGCTTCTGCACTATAGTCTTTTAACTCTGCCATGTTTATCCTCCTTTATTAAAATAAATGGAGAATATCTTCTGGCTTGTTTATAGTTCCTATAATCTCGTCATCATTTAGAATACGGTGTTCACCGTACTTAGTTTGAAATCTACTTCCAGCGTATCTGCCATAAACGACAAACTCGCCTTCACGACACCAAGCCCCATTAGGAAATTTTTCTTTATCCTGATAACAAAGGTCGCCCATCTTTACAACTAATCCAACAACTGTAGTCATTTGAATTTTGTCTTGGGTTTCATCTGCAAGTATAACACCGCCTTTTGTTTTTGCTTGGCCAGACCAAGGTCTAACTAGCATACGATATCCTACTGGGTTAGGTATGATTTCAAGATATTTTTTGATGCCTTCTGGATCAGTTGGAATTTGTGATTTTACCTCTTCTTTATTTTTTTCGTTTTTACCGAAAGTTGTAAGATCTGGTTTAATCAGTGTTGCCATCGTTATCCTCCTTTTGCAGGTTTTTAATATCCTGAAGCAGCGCTTCAAGTGCGCTGAGTCTGCCCCTAGCATACTGCAAATTCTCTATGGAATCAACCCCATAGCAAATATGAGACTTAGTGTCTTCAATTTGTCTCTTAATGACGTTTTTAATTTTATCTGAAGTATATGGATCTAACATTATGTAAGTTTAATTGTTTTAAAATGCTCTTCTTCTAGCGAATTTATTGTTTGTTTTGAATGTTCATAAGGATTATCTGCTCTATACCAATGATACATGTATATACCATTTACAACATGAAACTCGTGCCCAGACTCAATTATTTTTTTATGAATTAAATTATCTTGTCCAAGTGTTTTACCAATAACTGGAAATCCACCTAAAGATTTTATAGTTCCAACGTGTGCACATAAAAAAGTTCCAGAATAATGTCCTGCTTCTTTAGGATTAGAATGATTAGATGTTTTACCCCAATGATGTTTTGCTAAATATTTACCAACACGTCTATGATAAGACATATCATGATTGTGTGGATCTACT